AATATAAACTCGTGGCTCAAGAAATTGACGATCTGACTGTCGAAGTTACTGAAACTGTCGGCATCATGAATTCTGCTCTGGCTCTTATTAATGGTATTAATGCTCGCATTCAAGCCGCTGTGGATGCTGCATTGGAAGCAAATCCTACCGTTGATCTGAGTGGTTTGGTTACTCTTAAGAATGATCTTGATGCATCTAGCACTGCACTTGCGGCAGCAGTTTCTGCTAACTCTCCGACTCCTTAAGACTTCGCAATCGCACGCCTAATTACCGAAGTGCGAAGTTCCCTGGGCATGGAGTAAAACTGCCCACTTTCTATTTGTGCGTATAGATTCTTACACATAGATGGTAACTCTTTTAGATTCTGGACGACTCCACAGTGGGATCTAAAAGATGTCAAAGCATAAAACGGTTGACCCTCCCCAGCTGGCTATGTGTAAGAATGTATGCGTCAATACGAACCTGTATGGATTAAATTAAAAAAAGAAAAGCAGGTTTCAATCACTGCACACCGTTCTATGCATAAAAGAATTATAAAGGCAGTGACGAAAGAGAAATGGATGGATACTGCGTATAAATTGGAGATGTTTCCAATACATGCAATTATGACGCATACACGTAAAGGTTCAATAGTCACATTCATTCTCACATTGTATACAGATCTCTCTCAGGTAACAGCAAAGGATCTTTAAAATCATGGTAACATCCACACCCCGCAATGATTCTCATGTCATTGGCGGGTATATTACTGGTGAAACTGACAAAGCTATCTGCATCGATGTTCTTCAAATAAATGGAGTTGAAGCTGAGCCAGAACAACAAAAGAAAGAATGGTTTCCTCTTTCACAAGTTTCATCTATTTATAAAAACAAAGCACCGGGCGGTGAACTAGATACAATTACTGCCAGCGCGTGGATTTGTAAGAAAAAGGAACTGGTGTAATCATGAATGTTCCAATTGGCTTTGTCCTTAAAGAAAAGGTAGCTTCCCTTCAGCAAGCATTACTAGACAAGCATCCTTCGATGCCTACACTTTTGCAAGAAATCCATAAAGCTATTCAACAACAACCTGAGCAAGTAACTCTTCTTGCACCAGAAGAAATTGCAATCATTGTCTCTGGACTTGAGAAACAAACAGGCGTTGAACTTGCAAGAGTGACTGTCTCATCTTCTAAATCTAAGTCTCAATCCTTAGCGAAGAAGCTCTCTAATGCAGACTTACTCGACTCTCTCTAAGGAGTTAGAGTTAAAATTTCGTGTGTTGCATAAATGTTTGCAAACTTCTGATCTAGCTCACACATACAAGAAACTTTCATCTTTCTTAAACACCGCTACTTCGGTTATAAGTTCAACTTATTTTCCTTGGCACGCTGCAAACAGATCAACACCTGTCTATACTCCTTTAATTCAATACATAACATCATGCTTTCCACCGACGATCTATTGGACTCATTCGTGGAATCTCCAAGAGTTAACGATGATTCTGCAATGGGAACTAACATTGAAGGAACAGGAAATGTTTCTAGAGTTTCTTGGCGTGAGCCAGGTTATGAAGGAACAATTGATTACAGGATTCGCCAATTATCCTATTCCTCATTACTCAGCCTCCATAGCTGTCCAAGAAAGTTCCAACTCTACAAACTCAGAACAACCCATCGAGAAGAAGAATCCCTTAAATCCTCAATTACTTTCAGCTTTGGCCACATTGTCGGCGAAGGTGTTCAACTCATCTTCCAAGAACTAGCTTGGGAAGAGATCCTTTGGAAACTCTTTCAAACTTGGTCAGTTGATCTGTTCGCAGAAGATGAGAAAGCTGGCAAATCATTCTGGCTGGGGCTTATTGCACTGAAAAGATTGTATGCAATACGGGAGGAAGGATATCTAAATGACTATGAGCTGGTTCACTTTGATGGTAAAGCTGCTTGTGAGCTTAGCTTTGCTATCAACTTTCCTGACGGTTTCAGGCTTCGTGGTTTTGTTGATCTTGTATTGCGGCATAAAATATCTGGTGAAGTCGTTGTCATTGAGTGTAAGACTACTGGATCTAAGTCTCTTAATCCTGCAATTTACAAAAATTCTGCTCAAGCTATTGGCTATTCTATTGTTCTCGACACTATTGCTCCTGATGTTTCTTCTTATAAAGTCATCTATCTAGTATACCAATCCTCTTCAAAAGAGTGGGTTAAGTTTGACTTTATTAAAACATACCAACAACGAGCACAGTGGATTCGTGAGTTGCTTCTTGATATTGAAATGATCAAGATGTATGAAGAAGCGCAAATTTATCCTATGCATGGAGAAAGTTGTTATAGCTTTTTCCGTGAGTGTGAATACATTAACTCCTGCAATCTGAGCACTGAATATCTCACAAAACCGTGCACAGCAGATGAAGAAGATAAAACAAAATATCAGTTTGACATTCAATTGATTGATCTTCTCAACGCACAATTCGGAAAGGTAGAATCATAATGATTGCTAATGCATATTATCCGCTCACGCCAGAAGAAGAACGATTAATTGCTGCTGGAATAATGAATCCTAGCCATCGCAAAGTTAGAGTTCGTCCGATCATCGAAAAGCCAGTACGCGCTCTCAGTAAATTTCATCCCATTCAAATCACAAATGAACTGTCTGCTCATGGATATTCTGTGCCCAGAAAAGTTCGCAATCACGTAAAAGCTATGAAGAAAGCTTTAGGCATGTTGCCAAAACCTGTACTTGAGCGCGTCCTTATTTGTTTGCAGAACAAGGAATAATCATGAAATATCGCATTGACGTTTCTTCAGAAGTTGATAATCCAAAGGATACTTCTAGCTATAACAAATGGGAAACTTGTTATTCCCAAATTGTAGAGATGTCGCCTGAAAGACTTAGTGAATTGATACGTCTTATTAATACTCCTCCAGCGCAAACATATACTGTCCTTCCTCCAGAATTCACAGACATGAAAAAGGGAAGCATTTAATGAAACTCTCACAAAGATCATTAACTAAATCTCATCGCGTCCTTCTATTTGGTCCACCTAAGTCAGGCAAAACTCAACTAGCTGGAGAACTATCCAAAGAATTCAATCTTATTTGGTTTGATCTAGAAAACGGTGTAGATACACTTCGTAGACTTCCAGTTGAACAACAAGAACGTGTAGAAGTTATTTCAATTCCAGACACGCGATCCTTTCCAATAGCTATTGAAACTTGTCTTAAAGCAATCAAAGGAAATAAAGGAGCAATCTGTGAAAAGCACGGAAAATGGCAATGTGCTCTTTGTATTAAAGATTCTTTGCCTCTTGTGCCTATTGAGCTTAATGCTCTCAGTAGTGATACTATCGTTGTGTTTGACTCTCTCACGCAACTTACAAATTCAGCCATCGCTCACATTACCAAAGACAAGCCCGACGACTATAAACTTGCATACGATGATTGGGGAAACCTTGGTAAGTTAATGGATGTATTTCTTTCTCATGTACAGCAAGCACCATTCAATGTTGTTTGTATCTCTCATGAGACTGAAGTTCAGATGGAAGATGATTCACTAAAACTTGTTCCAACCGCAGGTACCAGGAATTTCTCCCGCAACACAGCAAAATACTTTGATGAGGTAATTTATTGTGAGGTCAAAAATAAGAAACACATTGCAGCTTCTTCAACTACATACGCAAATAAAATTCTTACAGGTTCACGCAACGGTTTTGTTTTGGAAAGTACGCCTGGAGCAGCTTCTCTTATCCCGATATTCAAAGGCGAGTTTCGAGAAATTGTTAACCAAGGAAACCCACCTTCGGCTACTCAAAACACACCTGCAAACAAAGCGATTTCAGACTTGAAATCATTAACCAACCTTCTGAATAAGAAGTAATCATCATGATTAACAAACTTCCAAAACTTGTTGGTATTCATGGGCACGCAGGTACCGGCAAAGATACAGTTGCTGCGTACTTGCATCAGTATTTCAAAGATGTATACATTGAAGCATTCGCTGATCCATTGAAGAAAGCTTGTGAACAAGCATTTGGTATTCCACTTCCATATTTTCACAATCCAGATTTCAAAGAAGAAGTAGTTCCTGTTTGGAATACAACTCCAAGAAAGATTGCTCAGTTCTTTGGTACTGAGATGTTTAGAGAGACTATCTCTGCGCTTCTAGGCCCAGAGTTTAGTGGACAATTCTGGGTTCGTCGCCTCGAAGGAAAACTTATAGGCGCACTTAAGCTAGAAGATGAAGGTGATTACGCACCAGATGATATTGTAGTTATTCCAGATGTTCGCTTTCAAAACGAATATGATTGGATAATGAAAAATAAAGGTGTAGTGATTCACTTGACACGGCCCGGAAAAGATGGTAACATCGGTATTCAAAATCACGCAAGTGAGGCTGGTATTCATCATAATGTACCAGAGCGCACATACTTTATCAACAACACCGGCTCGATAGGAGATTTATACAATGAAGTAGATAGATTCGTATCCACATTCACGTACCTCAATTTTCAACGCACTTAATTTTTAGAAAGCACAAAAATGTCTGACCAGCAAAACCAAAACGCGGCCGGCCTTGATGCATTGCTTGATGGAACTCTTGATGATCTTGAAGATATTCCTGAGTTTCGTCCGTTTCCTGCCGGTGCGCATCGTTGCATTTTCAGTTGGGAACAAAAGACTGTTAACAATCATCCCTCTATTGAAGTAAAACTCACTGCAAAAGAAACTGTTGAATTGGCAAAGCCTGCTGATGATGCGGAAAACAAGCCGCTTGTCGGCGGCGAAACTGGTTCCGTTCTTTACATGATGGATAATCCTCTTGGACAAGGTAAGTTCAAGGAAATCCTGAAAGCACTTGCAGCACACTTTGGTTCCAAAACAACTCGTGAGTTGCTTGCAGATGCCAGCGGTGCAGAAGTTCTGGCAGTTACTGGATTGCGTGAGAACAAGGAAAAGACTAAGAAGTACATGGACATTGTTCAAATTCAAGTAGTCTAATACCATGCGCCCCACTGAGAAATCTTTGGGGCGTATTCATTAGATTGCAAGGGAGATAATTGCCGCTATGGTGAAATCGGTAGACACAGGAGACTTAAAATCTCCCGGCGAAAGCCATGCCAGTTCGACTCTGGCTAGCGGCACCAATGATTATAAAGTTTGTACAATCTGTGGTAGAGAAGGTCATTTAGCTTATCAATGTCCACACGCACCTAAGGATCCAAAAATGAAATCATTTATCTACAACAATGAAACTTATGTTCGAGCCATCCCCGGCAAGAATCTTTTCAAATCCACGATGGTTCATGAAGTTGTGAATCGTGGAGACATCTTTGCTATTCGCGTGAAAGATTCAATTCTTACAATTATTCCTGGTGATGCTGAAGTATCGCATCATTGCGAATGTGATGTGTTTATTAAGTATTTGGATAAAGATACTGACAGCACTCCTAAAACAAAATGAATGCATTGTTTCTTGGCAATCCAGATGATGCACCATACGTTCCTTATTTAAAAGGAATGTTTAATGGTATGACGGCGTATGTTAATACTACGCCTATGAATACTTTAACCCAATTACAGATGTATTGTGGACCAAAAAACATTACCCATGTGGTTACCACTAATAGGGATATTGTCAGAAAGTTATTGGAAAATCTCGGCAACAGCAAAGAAACTATATCCCTTGACGATTATTCCGGCTCCTTGTTTTCCCATAATAATATCGAAATCGTTGTTGTCAGTCCACTCAAACAGTTGTTTACTGTACCCTACGGCAGATTCATCTGCGAACGATTCATCAGTAAAGTAACCAATCCAAAAGCATGGATCGAGCCAACTAAGTTCGAATGGTATGTTTGTACTCCAGATAAAATGGAACAAATATATGAAAGATTCAAGACTGCATTCGCTATTGCAGTAGACATTGAGACATTCAAAACAAATCTTGTTATCCGCTGCATAGGTTACACAGCGATCTTTATTAACAACGATGGAAGCATCAGCACTTGCTCTATTGTTTTCCCGATTGATTCAGATTTTAACTATGAATGGATGAGGAAATTCAATGCATTACCTGCGCCAAAGATTTTCCAGAATGGTAAGTACGACAACAGTTATCTGCTTAGATATAACGCGCATCCCGTCAA